GATAGTGATTGAATGCAATATCTAATACGCACACTAATAGATTCAACAGGCCACACTTTCACTGAAACGATTAAAGCACGAGAGAATGAAACATTTACTGTAGTTGATGCAGAGAGTAAGGAAGAGGCTGAACGTAAGTCAAAAGATTTAATCCAATGCCCTAAGTGTGAAAGTTGGAATACAGAGCATGAATATATGTACGCAGAAAATACGCCCGTATATCTTTATTTTATGTGTAACGACTGCAATTCTAAGTATGTGGATCATGTTAAGAAAGGACAGTGAATAAATGAAACCAATACTTAAAACATTACTTATACTAACTGTGTATGAATTAACAAAGTACGTTACTGAACAAATACTAATTAGCAAATTATCAATTGATGATATAGATAAAGCACCAACGGATTACGAGGTGAGTAAATAATGTTCTGGATCATAGCAGCGATATTACTTGGAGCAATTGCAGTGTTATCACTTATATACAATTCTATTAAAGATACTAAGATAGATGCACTTGAATATGAAGTAGCTTATTTAACACATATGTTATTTGAGAAGCAAATACCACATAGAGAATTAACAGATGAAGAAATAAGACAAATTAAAGATGCATGGAATAAACGTATTAAATAACTGGAGGTAACACATGTACACACCGAGCGAAGTTAAACAATTAATAACAGATTACCATTGGATGCGTAGACTTATTGACCATCAAGTATATGAATATGATAGTGCCTCTACTGCACAGTATGGTATAGAAGCAGCTATGCCTAAAGGACAAGGTGGTACAGGAGATAAGGTATTAGTAAGGGTAATAAAGAATGATAAAGATAGACGTAAGACACAAGAGCTTATAGAGAAGGTAGCCTTCATTGATGACTATGAGCACCTTATAACTAATGATAAGAACTACCACATACTACAACTACTTAAGCAGGGTGAGAAGATAAATACTATTGCTATGTTAATGAAGGTAGACCGTAAAGAAGTATATCGTAAGTTAGATATGATTATTAGCGTTTATATGAATGCACAAACTTAATGGGACAAATGTCACATATGCCACACATGACACACTATTGTGTACTGTACTTGGGTATGGTATATAATATCATTATAGGATATAAGCTATATCGTTTAAACAAATACTATATTATATCGAGGCACATCACTTAGTGGTGTGTCTTTTATTATGTCATAAACATAGGTGATCCATATGTATCTAGACTAAGGAGCTTAACTCTTATGATTAATTACAATGAATATAAAGAACGTAAACGGTTCTACAATAGCAAAGCATGGGAAGATGTTCGTACGTATGTATTGAAACGTGATAACTATGAATGTTGTTGGTGTAAAGAAGAAGGCAAAGTAACTACTGAAGGTTTAGAAGTAGACCATATAGAAGAATTGCAAGATAGACCAGACCTGAAACTTGAATCAGATAATTTAAGAACATTATGTAAAGCATGTCATAACAAAAGGCATACACGATTCCAATACGGAGGCAATCAATTTAAGCCAAAAGAAAATAAATGGGAAGATGAACAGTGGTAAATATTAAGCCCCCGGGTAAAAACATTTCCTAATTATTTCCCGATTGGGAGAACGGCGAGTGGGGTCGACTTCGCAACTTTTTGACAAAATCACACATATAACCCATACCCCCTGCCCCTATATGCAGAAAGGAGTGAAAATATGGAATTAACCGAAGAACAACGACATGAACGAGACAATTTAGTGAATGAAGAAGAAAAACGATTGCTAGAAATCTACAAAGACCTACCTAATGAAAAATTAAAAGTTGCGCAAGGTCTGATTAAGCAAGCAGCAAGGAATAGAGTTATGCTTAACTACATGTGGGAAGATATTCAAGAAAATGGTGAATATGATTTATTTCAACAATCACAAAATGTACCAGCGTACGAAAGAGAAAGACCTGTTGCACGGTTATATAACACGCGAGACCAATCTTATCAACGTGCCATTAAACAACTAACTGACTTATTGCCCAAAGAGGCTAAGCCGGTTGAAACGGATGAGCCCGTTGATGATTATGTATGATTAGAAACAAGTACGTTGATGAATATATCCAATTATGGAGAGATGGAAAGATAATCCTCAATCAAGAGCGCATTGATTTAATAAAGTATTTGGAAGAAACAGTCTTAGTTAAAAAGCATATTCATTTTGATGAAGAAACTATAGAAAATTGTATCAAGTTTATTAATAAATGGTATTTTCAAGTTCAACTTTATCAAAAATTTGTAATAGCTTTTATATTTTTAATGGATGATGAATTAGATACACCGTATTTTACTGAATTCGCATTATTCATGGGACGTGGTGCTGGTAAGAATGGATTTATCAGTGCAATTAGTGATTTTATGACTACTCCAATCCATGGCATTAAAAAATATGATATTTCAATTGTTGCTAATAGTGAGGACCAAGCAAAAACATCATTCAATGAGATATATGATTGTTTATTAGAACATAAACGAAATAAAACAGGTAAAAGACCTAATGCGCCGTATGAAGTTAGTAAAACAGAGATTAAAAATCGAGCTACAGGTTCAATTATCAAATACAACACATCTAATACGAAAACCAAAGATGGTGGACGTGAAGGGTGTGTTATTTTTGATGAAATAGCAATTTACGAATCAGCTGATATGGTTAACGTAAAAAGAGGTGGATTAGGGAAGGTCCCGCATGATAGAACTTTTTATATATCCACTGATGGCTTTGTACGTGAAGGATTTATGGATGGAATGAAAGATAGAGTATTAGAAGTGTTAAAAGGTGCAAATCCTGATGATCGTATATTTCCTTTTTACTGTAAATTAGATGACCCTAAAGAGGTTGATAATGAATCAGTGTGGGAAAAATCTAATCCTATGTTACACCCGCCATTGACAGGTTACGCCAAAAACTTAAAACGTAAAATTAAAGAAGAATACAACATTTTAAACACTAATCGTTCTAATAAACCTGAATTTATGACTAAACGTATGAATTTACCTGAACAAGACCCTGAGAGTATAGTTGCTCCTTGGGAAGAAATACTTGCTACAAATAAAGAAATGCCTGATTTAGAAAATAAAGCCTGCATTGGTGGTCTTGACTATGCATTAGTTCGAGACTTTGCCAGCGTAGGCTTATTATTTAGAGATAATGATAAGTATTACTGGAAAACGCATTCATTTATACGACGTGAATTCTTAGAAACTACACACCTTGAACCACCTATAGAACAATGGGCTGATGATGGATTACTTACCATAGTTGATGATGATGCTGTAGATATAAAATATATTGCAAATTGGTTTTTAGAAATGCAAGGTAAATACAACTTAACAAAAGTAATTGCAGATAATTATAGGTCAGATATGGTTAGGCGAGAGTTTGGAGAAGTTGGTATACCTTTAGAGGTAATCAAGAACCCAACAGCTATACATGGATTACTTGCACCTCGTATTGATACGATGTTCGCAAAAAAACAAATTGTGTTTGGAAACAACCCTTTAATGCGTTGGTTCACTAACAATGTTGCAGTTAAAATGCAGCCCGATGGTAGTAAGAAATACGTTAAAAAAGATGAAGTTAGACGTAAAACCGATGGATTTCATGCCATGTTACATGCGTTATATCGTGCAGATGAAATATTAGAGTACGATCAGCCATTTATCATGGCGGATATTGCATTTTAAATTAGAAAGAAGGTGAAAATTTGAGTATATTCGATAGAATAATGGGACGTAATGAAGCAATTGAGTTTAGTTATGATTTTGAATTGTTAAGAGAGACATCGCATAAAGCGTATATAAAACGTTGGGCTTTAGATACGTGTATTAACCATATTGCTAGAACGATTAGTCAAACGAAGTTTGAGATGATTGAAAATGGTAAGAAAGATTCAAATTCAACAACGCATTATAAATTAAACGTTCGCCCAAATACTGATGAAAGTGCTGCTACTTTTTGGCAAAAAGTTATACGTAAATTGATTTATGATAACGAAGTGTTAATTATAGTCACAGATACAAAAGACTTAATTATAGCTGATGATTTTCATAGAGAAGAATTCGCCTTATATGATGACATATTTGAACATGTCATTGTAGGAGAATACGAATTTGAGCGTAACTTTAAAATGAGTGAAGTGATTTATCTTGAATACAATAATGAATCAATAACTGAGATGTTATATGGGTTGTTTAATGATTATGGTGACATTTTTGGTCGATTAATTAAGTCTAATTTAATGAATAATCAAATACGAGCAACACTTAGTACAGATGCTAACTATTCTTTGAACGATAAAACAAAGAATGCTATGCAGGAGTTTATAGATAAAGCCTATGAAGCATATGCTACGAATGATATTGCTATTGTACCTATTCAAAAAGGTTATGAATATGAAGAACATACATCCAATAATAGTACTAAAGCTTCATCACAAATAGATGATTTAGCTAAGGTACCTAACCAATTACTGAGTTATGTTGCACGAAATCTAGGTATACCCGTTGGATTAATTAACGGTGAAACTGCAGATATAGAAGCGATGACAAACAACTATATGAAGTTTTGTATTAAGCCAATTATCGAAAAAATCACAGATGAACTAAATGCAAAATTGTTTAGTGAACGCGGTTATAAAGAAGGTAAACGAATTAAAGCAATTTCAATAGATCAAAAAGGACCATTAGAAGTGAGTGAAGCAGTCGACAAACTCATTGCTAGTGGTTCTTTTAATAGGGATGAAATTCGTGAACTTACAGGTTATGAACCTATAGGCAGTGAAGAAATGCAGAAATTTATAATCACTAAAAACTATCAAACCGTGGATGAAGAATCTACAGATAATGAAGGAGGTGATATAGATGAGCAATAACGAAATTGATATCTATGGTTTTATCGATAATGTAACTGTTGAAGGTATGACTATTAGTCCACAAACCATAAAAGACCAATTGAATGCTATGGGGGATGTTGATGAAGTCATAGTAAATATTAATAGCAATGGAGGTGATGTTTTTTCAGGTGTTGCTATTTATAACATGTTGAGACGACATAAAGCGCATATAACGATTAATATCGATGGATTAGCTGCAAGTATTGCGTCAGTGATAGCGATGGCCGGTGACACTGTAAATATGCCAGGTAACGCAATGTTGATGGTTCATAATGCTTGGACGGAAATAGCAGGAGATTCAAACACCTTTAAAAAACAAGCTGATTCATTAGAACGCATTAATTCTGTTGTTTTCAATAGTTACGTGGATAAAAACCCAGATATAGATCATGCGCTTTTACGTCAATGTATGGACGAAGAAACATGGTTTACAGCGAAAGATGCAAAAGAATTGGGATTGGTGGATAACATAACTAAAAGTACGCGTGTAGCAGCTGCTGTGACATCAGCAATGTTAGGAGGTGAACCGTTTATGAGTAAGTACCGTAATGAGGACCCAGCACAACAAACGCAGGACCCTAAAAAACAAGGGGAGCCAATTACTGTGGAAGATGTAATGGAGAAACTAGAAGAAATTTTAACTGAAATTAAAAAAGGAAACGAACAAGGTGGTAGCGAGGATAAGAAGAGAGACCCTAACGAACCACCTCAAAATAGTTTCGCAAGACTATTTAACATGAATACAAAATAAAGGAGAATAAAAATATGCCTATTAATTTAGAAAATAAAGAAGGGTTCGAGAATTCTCAAAAACTTTTACAAGAATTTTCAAATATGAATCCACAAGCAACAGATGAGGAAGTTAAAGCGAAATATACCGAGTATATGAACGCATATAGTGAGGAATTGGCTAATACAATTCGAAAAGATATTAAAAATGAAACAGGAGACAATGCGGTATTGAATTCACGTAATGTGAATCGTTTAACGAACGAAGAAAAGAAATTCTATAACGCATTAGTAACCGAAGACCATGTTAATACTGATACAAACTGGAAAGATGGAGAGCTATTACCTGAGACAGTTGTAGATCGTATTTTTGAAGACATTGAAACAGACCATCCATTATTGAAATATATCAATATTGAGCGTACTGGTTTAAAAACACGTGTCATTCGTTCAGTAACAGAAGGACAAGTTGTTTGGGGTAAAATCTTTGGAGAAATCCGTGGTCAATTAGAGGCTTCATTCTATGAACAAGATATTTCTCTAGGCAAAGCGACTGCTTTCGTAGTAGTACCTAAAGATTTAAAAGATGCCGGTGTCCAATGGGTAGATCGTTTTGTACGTGCACAAATTAAAGAAGCTTTTGCAGTAGCGATTGAAAAAACTGCAGTACAAGGCGAAGGAAAAGCTAAAGACCAACCAGTAGGATTGTTAAATGAAATTAACCGTACAAATGGTGCAGTTGCATTTAAAACAAGCGCTGGTAAATTAACATTGGAAACGCCTGAAATTGCTATTAAAGAAATTGGAAATATCATTAGTAATTTATCAATCAAAGAATATTACGATAAAGATGGCAATGTTAAGAGAACGAAAGGTGCAAATGTGTTAAATAATGTTGTCATTGCGTTAAATCCAGTGGATTACATTTATACTGGTGTTGCTTTCATGCAAGTTCATAATGGTGCTTTTGTTAGTCCAATTCCATTTAATGTAACATTTGAACAAAGTGAATTTGTACCTCAAGGTAAAGCAATTGCATATGATAAATCACGTTATCATTTCTATGCAGGTAGTGAAGTTATTGTACGTGAATTTGACCAAACACTTGCTTTAGAAGATATGGACTTATATACGGCGAAGCAATTCTTATATGCTGAACCAGATGATAATAAAACATCGTTTGTATATGATGTGGATTTCTCATCACATGGAGCACCAGTAAATGGTGAAACAGAAACGCCAACACCTGAAGCATAAGAAAGGGGGTATATATAATGGCTAAATTCAAAGTAGTGAAACCTTATCAAGATACACAAATTGGTAAGAAATTGAAAAAGGACGAAGAAGTGGAAATGACTGTTAAACGTTCAGATGAAGTTGAAAAAACTTTAAATGAAAAAGGTTTTGATGGTCCTTTTTTAGAACGCATTCAAGAAAAGAAGTGATGTAATTGATTACTGACACTCATGTAGAAGAATTTAAAAAGCGTAATCGCATATTTTATAATATGGAAAACGATAGAATAAAAAC